CCTCTAAGCAGAGCTCCCCTTTCGGGGGAGCTGCAAGCAACTGCGTCGTCAGACGCATTGCGCGCTGAGAGGGTCACTTATTCGGATTATTCACGTTCATGGCCCGCTGTGCCGCCTGGGTGGCCAGGCTGTTGCCTCCGCCGCCCACCACAGCCCCCAGGCCGTTGGTCGCCGTCTTTGCGGTGGTCTGTCCGCCGCTGCCGCCGCCCGTGGTTCCGGCCGCCTGTGCAGCGGCCCCGGCCATGGCGCTCATGTTGGTGCCGTTCTGCTGGTCAATGATGGCGCTCAGCTTCTGCAGCTGCTCCATGGCCTGCTGCAACTGGGTATACAGGGTACCGTTCTGCTGCACCCGTTCCCGCACCTTTTCGATGCCCTCAAAGTCCATCATGTCCAGCACCGCCAGCGCCGCGTCAGCGTTGGCCGGGGCAAACAGCCCCATCTGGTAGCACTCCTTTGCCGTCTCGTTCTGGGAAAGGCGGCTGAAGGTGCTCTTCTTGGCAGCCGATACCGTGATGTCGAACACCGGCTCGTGGCTGCCCAGCTCCACCCCGCCGATCATGCCACCCGGCTGGGGCTGCAGCATTGCCCCGGAGAACTGCACATACTCCGGCTGGCCGCTGTCGCCGGTAATGCGGTAGACCCGGCTCTCGTCGTAGAACTGCCGCATCAGGTCGATGATGAAATAGCACTCCTTTGCAAAGGCCCGGTAAGCGCTTTTCAGCATATCACGGGAGAGCTTCGAGCCAGCCTCCTGCAGCGCCGCAATGGCAGAAGCCGCAGTCAGGCCGCTGGTGGTGCCGCCCTGGGAAACATCCCGGTTGCCGCTGATCTCCTTCAGCTCCGCCACTCTCGCGTCCCGGTAGGTGATCAGGTTGCCCGCCAACCCCGCTGTCTGTAAGGGCCGCAGGGTCTCGTCCGTCACCCGCCCTGCCGCGTGGACGATGTCCTTGCCAAAATCGGCCAGCTCCTTCTCGTTGATGCCCGCACCGTCCTGGATGATGTACCGCGCCTTGGCCGAAAGCTTCACGTTCTCGTCCATGGCAGCGTTCATCTCGTCAATGGCGGTCTGGGTGTCCTTCATCACGTCGATGTACCCAAAGCCCGCCGGGCTGTCCTCTTCCACGAACAGGGTATCGAACACAAAGGGGTACTTGCCGTGGTCGTAGAATCCCCGGTCAGCAAGGGCCGGGTCGTTCTCGCTGGCGTAGAGCACCACGCCGTTGCAGAACTTGCAGTAGTGCAGCAGAGGCGGGCCGTCCTCCCGGGCCTTTTTGTAGTACCAGTCCACCACCACGCTCTTGTCCGAGGTGTCAATGCTCTGGTCGTGGATGTACTTTGCCACTTCCAGCGTGCTGCCGGTGTGGCCTTCCAGCTGGGGGTACTGGGCCTTCAGCTGTTCGTTGTCGGCCACCGCCAGGCTGAACAGGTGGGGGCTGTCCTGGATGTCCATCACGCCGGGCTCCCAGTACATCATCAGCAGATCCATGCTCTTGATGGAGATGTCTCCCACGCCGTTCCGTAACCCCGGGTCCCAGAAGATGCCCTTCACGCCGGTGCCCTGCTTGAGCTTGCGCCACCAGGTGTCGCTGTACACCTGCTCGTATTCTGCTTGTTCCAGCAGCACCGGCAGGATCTTTGAAAGCACCTTGGCGGTCTGCTCGTCGTCCGCTGCCCGGGGCAGCACGTTGGGTTCCGGGTAGTTGTCCATGGCATCCGCGTGCTTGTTGGCAATGCTGTTGAACAGCCACCCGCTGGAAGGCTTGGGCTTGCCCTCCATCATCTCGTTTTTGTAGTTGGCCCAGTGCTGCATCCGGAACCACAGCTCGTTATCCACGATCCGCTTGTCCAGCGCCGCCTTGCCGGTCTTGTATCTCTGTAACAGCGCCGTAGCCTTCGCCACCTGCTCTGTGCCGATCACGTCGGTCATACTCTAAAAAACCTCGCTTTCTTCCCCAGCTCCAGCGGGTCATCCGGCATGGGCTGCACCGGCTCTGTCCGGGGCGGGCTGAGGGGATTCTCCATCAGCACATACCGGCACTCGTCGTAGATGTGATCCTCCTGGTCGGTGTCAATGTCCTCCACGTTGCTCTCGCTGTATACCAGGTTCGGGATGGTGCGGATAAAGTGCTTGCAGGTGTTGAACACCTGCAGCATGGGCCGCCCATCCGCCTGGAACGCCAGCCGGTAGTGGAACTGCATCTTGCCCGCCAGCCGGGTGTGGTCACCGGGAGCCCAGTGCAGAAAGTTCGGGCTCTTTTCCTGCATGGCAGCAATGCTCTCGCCCTGGCTCTCGTTGAAGATGGCCGGATCGGCCACGCCCAGAATGGTGCGGCCCCGGAGCATGGGGTCGTTCTCTTCTGCTTCCCGGATCATCCTCGCCTGCTTCACAGGGTCAGCTTTGATGCCCTCGTTGGGGGTCCCGGTGCAGCCGTACAGCTCCCGGATGCGGTAAAGCCTGCCCTCTTCGTCCGCCGCATACCACCCCACGGAAAAGGGCTTCGAGTAGCCGAAATCGTACCCCCGCCAGATCTTCCAGTGTCCCGGGATGCGGAATGGGCGGATCACATGTGTCCACCGCTGGTCGTCGTAGTGGGCCGGGTCGTTCTTCCACTCGGTGAACACCTGCCCGGTAAAGCTGTCCCAGTCGCCGTAGAGCAGGGCTTTCTTCTCCGCTTCCGGCAATGCAGCCAGCGTGCCCAGGTAGCCCGGGTCATTTTCCAGCAGGGCCGCGTTGTCAAACACGGTGCTGGGGATAAAGATGCGGGTCCGCCGCTGCACGATCTCCCGTCCGTCCGGAGCCCTGGCCTTTACCATCTGCACCATCCGTGTGCCGGGCGGGGCCGGGCTGACGAACCTTGCCTTCACCCATCCGTGGCCGATGCCGCCGGGGTTGGCCGTGGCCCGGGTGTAGACCCGGGTATCGGGGCCGTTGGGTCGGTTTCGGCTCAGCAGGTAGCTGTACTCTTCCCAGGTGAAATGGGTCAGCTCGTCAAAGCCGATAAAGTCGTAGGCCTGGCCCTGATAGTTGTACTTGTCCTGGGCGTAGTTCAGACTGCCAAAATAGATCTTTGCCCCGCTGGGGAAGGTCCAGCAGTGGGTGCTGCTGTTGTACCGGGCTTTTGGGAAAACCGGCTTGTAATACTGCATGGTCTTGTCAATGAGCTCCCGCAGCTGGGGAAATGTCTTTCGGATGATGAGCCCCCGGTAGTGTGGGATCTCCACCTGCCGCAGGGCCTCGATCACCAGCGCGTCGCTCTTTCCGCCGCCTGCGGCCCCGCCATACAGCACTTCGTTCTCGGTGCGCTGCATGAACCGCGCCTGGGCAGGCTGCGGCGACCAGATCACCGGTCTGCCGTCACGCATCCTCTGTGCCGCCATCCACTTCCACCTCCTGCTGGCCGTCCGTCTCACTGGCTGCCGCGATCTCCACCATCGGCGGGCCGCTCTCGCTGTCGGTGTTCTCCGCCGGGGCCATGGCAGCAGCCTTTTCGGCCACTTCCATCAGCACCTTGGCCACACCGGCCGCGTTCTTGTCGCTCATCACCCGGCCCTCGTACCGTTCCAGCTCGGCATTTAACAGGTTCCGCTCGTCCTCGTAGAGCCGCAAGTTCCGGGTTCCGGCCTCTCCATACACCACAAGGCCGGTCTCGGTGGCATCCGCCAGCTCCTCCGGGTCATCCTTCAGCAGGGTGCCCACGGCAAAGTCCCGGGCCCGGGTGTCCTCGTCCAAACGCCGGTGCAGCCTCTCCGTGATCTGCGCCGCCCGCTGGCTCTCAGCGGCCCGGCCCTGCAAAAAGGTCACCTGTGCCCGTACCCCCAGGCTTGCCCGGATGGCGATCTCCCGCGCGGCTTCCTGCCGGGCCTTTGCAAAGGCATCACTGCGGCCTGCCTCCTCGCTCATCCAGCTGCGGATGGTCGATTCCGGCACGCCGTACTTCTTCGCCACAGCGCAGATGGAGTTGGAGCCCAGCATGGCCATTACCACCTCTGCCCGGAACGCCGCCGGGTATTTCTTTCCCCGCTGCTTCCCGGCCACCGTGTTCTTGCAGTACGCCCGCTTCTTCGCCAACTCTCTCACCTGCCTTTGCAAATAGCCTATCACGTCTCGCCCGCTCAAAATACCCCGGACATTTGCCCGCCGGGCAGCAGCCCTGCATCCGCTGCACACACTGCCACGGTGCTCAGAGCTTCCAGCTCTTTGGTGTAGTAGGTCGTCCGCCCCACATACAGCCGGGCGATCACCTTTTCCTCGGGCAGACCTTGCAGGTAGCGCAGCCGCAGCAGCTGGGCGCATACCGGATCATTGCGGTCGTACCAGGCCAGCACCGCCCCGATCACCTGCGCCCAGGCAGCACAAACAGACCCCTCGCCATATCGGCGCAGAGCCTGCCGGGTCGCTTTCTTCTGCTCTTTTGTCACCGCCCCACCTTCTTTTCGCATGGGTATAACGCGCAAAATACCGGTGTTTTATCTGTCAGGTGCGAAGAATCGCAGCCTCCCGCCGATGCAGGATCACATAGCATTGCGGTTCCAGCCGTTCCCAGCCGTTTCCTTCCCGCTTCGGGCTCTCATGCAGCCCGCCGGGCTCCAGCACGATGCACTTTTCCATCTTCCAGCCGGGAAACCGCTGCTCCCACCACTTGGCATCGTTCTGCTTTTCCCCGCAGGCGGCCCGCAGCTGTTTCCGGCTCCATCTGCCATCGTTGGGGGCCTGCTCAATGGCCGGGCGCAGGTTGGCCGTTTCCACCCACAGCCGCTCCTTGTGGCCGTAGAGGTAGCCCACCGTGCCGTATTCGCCCTGCCCACTCTTGCCCAGCATCTTTTTCATGTCGATCCGATCCACGTTCATGGTTCCCAGCGGCTCAAACTCGTTGGAGCCGGGGATACGCCGCCGCCACAGATCCTCCAGCATCTCCCGCCACTCCCGGCGCTGGGCCGCGGTCAGGCCCGGGCATTCCGCAAAACCGTGCATGTGCAGCCGTCCTGCTTCTCCCTTTCGCACCGCCACCAGCATCAGGCGGATGTCCTCCCGCCTTGCCCCGAACCGCTTGCAGGTGGCCGCCATCACCCGCCGCTTGTAGTTCTCCACGTCTCTCCGGCAGGCCAGAATGTCCTCCGGCAGAAATGGATCCTCGTATGTACCGGTCAGGAACATTCCCGCCGGACTGAAATTGGTCAGCGCCTTTCTCTGGCGCTTGCGCAGGGAATCCATTTTGTTCTTCGCCTTCTGCCCCTCGCTGGATTCCTTCCGCTTCTTGCCCCGGCCCCGGTGTTCCTGGGGGATGATGGAGAACACTCCGACTGCCATGTAGTCATCCCCGCACTGGTATTTTTTCTCTCGGATGTAGTTACAGCGCATCCCGGTGCCCTCCTGCTGGCTTTCACTTTCTGCTGATAGTCTCTTTCCCGTGACCCCACCGTCACAGAAATAACGGGTATACTAGCTCCCCAAAGAGGGCCCTTCCCCCTCTTTCTTTATAAAGGTATTATGAAACGTAACGGATACGGTGGACGTGTCAGGTCCATCGTATCCGTTGCACTTCATAATAGATTCATGTGTTTAAGGTGTGGCGGGCTTTCCAATTTTCCGGGCCTTCTCGTTGTAGATCATCAGGTCGTGCACGTCGTAGGCCAGGGCGCTGGGGTCGATCACGCCGCCAATGGGCTTGCGCTTCACCTTTGCCGGCTGATCCGGCAGCTTCATGGGGTGCCGGATCCGTTTCTGGCACAGCTCCATCTCCATCCGCGTAACGCCGCCGGGCTTGTACACGCCGCCCCGCTTGCGGTAGCACTCGTGCACCGTGCCCTCGCTGCCAAACAATCCCTTGTCCTTCAGCTCTGCCGCCGTGCCCTTGCCCAGCAGGGTGCCGTCCGCACCGTAGCAGCTGTACACCCGCACCATCCGGGTCTCGGCCCGCTCGTCCGCGCTCAGGCCTTCTGCCCGGGCCCTCTCCACCCGGTCGTCCTTGGTGCTCTTCCGCTCCATCTTCCACCGGTAGTTCTTCGGGCTGGGGTTCTTGCATTTCTCCAGATTATTCCAAACGCTGCTTAGTTTGTTCACATCGGGAAAATATCCCTGCTCCACCAGTTCCACGCTGGTGCCCTTGGCCACCACCTCGCCGGTGTCCCAGTCCATCAGGGTGTATACCCATCTGCATCCACTCTGCATCTCAGATTCTCCTTCTACTAAGTACGGTGCTCATTTCAGGGGAGCTGTGCACCGATGAAGTTACCGCTTCCACACGCCGCTGCACCTCGGCTTCCGAAAGCGGCAGCACACAAGGCACCCGTTTGCGGCTCACTTCCCGCTGTACCGCCTGCACTTGCAGCTGACGTATCGTCTCCGCCGTTTCCCTCCGCTGTTTTTCCAATACAGCCTCGTCCGGCACATCCAGCACTTCTACCTCGGTCTTGTAAGCGTCCCGGGCGCAGCGGCACAGCATTTCCATGGCCACATCCACGCCGTCGGTTTCCACCCACTCGTTCAGCTGGCCAAAATTCGCAATTGTTTCCTGCCGAAGTTTTTCCAGCCGCCGGGGGCCAAAGCCCAGCACTTGGGCGCAGGCGGTAGCATAACCCCGCCATTCCAGCGTGGCCGCCCTGTCAATGGCCATCTTCAGCTGAACTTCCCGCCGCTTCCGGGGCACACCTTTTATCACCGGGACACGAAATACGCTCACCACACCCTCTGGCAGCAGCCCCACCAGCCATTTTTCGGCCTCGTTCAGCTGGGCCTTCTGATTCTTTGCAGGTATGGCCATCCGCCGCATCAGTTCCCCGTTGATTTCATCTTTCCGCCGGGTCACCTTGTCCAGCCGTTCCTTGCCCACATCAAACACCTCATGCAGCGCAATGGTCATGCAGGCATGGGTGAAGTCAATCGCGTTCTGCTGTACCAGGTCGATCTGGTTTTCCATCGCCATTTTCCTTGCATTATTTTTCATCGTATCTCCGTTCTTCATATTCCCCGCACGCCTGGTTCCGGCCCCCACAGCTCAGGCACCGGCTCCGGGTGATCTCAAACACATGTACACACTGGGTGCTCCACCCGGACAGTCAGTTCGTTAGTCATACAGTGTCTCCTTATCGTTGGCGATGGTCATTTTGACCAGCTCTTCGTGGATGTGGTCACACAGCTGGAGCAGGTTGCCCGCGGCGTGGTTGAAGTCCTCGCCGGTACCGACGAGCCGCCGGAACGAGGGCAGGGCCATGCCCCAGATGCCATTAATGTTCAGGTAACAGCTGTCGGCGGTCTCCTTATCGGCGATCCGATCAGCCGGAACCACAGCCTGCGCCTCAGCAAGCTGTTGCTTCAGCTCGTCCATGTTCTTCTGCAGCCTGGCCTTGTCGGTCTTCAGCTCTTCCGTCATGTCAGCCGCAATGCTGTATGCCTGCTGGTGTGCCCGGCGATCCACTTCTTCATCTGCCATATCGGCAAAAAGCTTTCTGGCCTGTCGGGTCACTTCCTCTTTGTCCACCACCGCCGTGATGGGTTGTTTTTTCAAAGCGTCTTCGGCATTTTTTGCTCGCTCTTCGGCCCTGTCGCGTTCAGCTTCGGCTTTCTGGCGCTGGAGCCGGGCAGCAATGCGGTCCTCGTCTGCATCGTGGTAGCTCTGCTGGAGCTTGGCGTTCTGTTTTTTCAGGCCGTCAATATCGGCAATGTAGACACCCTGCTGATCCAGCAGCGTTGCCCGCATGGCAGCGGCTTCCTCGTACTTTTCGTGGTACTCGTGTGCAGCTTTCCGCGCCTCTTCCTCGCGGGTTTCGGCAGCATCGGCGCGTTCTTTCTCGGCTTTGATCTGGGCCAAAAGGGCCTGCACACGCTGGCTGTCACCACCAGCGGCCACGACCTGCTCGGCGCAGCCACTGCGGGCGATCAGGTTCAGGTCTTTGCGGGTCAGCTCGGGGAGCTGTTTTAATTCGTCAACTGTTGACGAATTAAAAGCCTCACCATTCTGAACCATCTTGGTCACACTGCCATGGCTCAAGCCCTTGCTCTCGTACCACTTTGTCCATGTGCCGCCGCCATACCGCCCGGCTTTGGCCGTCAGAGCATGGATGCGGGCCAGATAGATGCAAGAGATGAGGTATTCGTCTTGAGCTGCTCCATAGTGAAGGTCAAACTGCTGGTCGGCCTCGGCGGCCTGCCCGGACAGCTCCCCCAAGGGAGAGAAGTCAAAGCTGGGGGCCGAAGGAGTCGGCACAGAAGAACCGTCCACCGATGCGACGGGGGCCGACTCGCAGTTCTGCAGGGATGTCGCGGGGGTCGATGCGTTTGCATCCGCCCCGCTCTTCGAGATGGTCGGCGTTGCCGCCGTGGCAGAGGCAGTCATCACAGCAGGGGTGTCTGTAGTCGCAGCAGCTTCCATATTCGGGGCAGATACACATGAGAAAATCTCCTTTGCTTTTTTGATGTCGGCAAGAATCTTTTCCATTTCCTGCTGCGGT